ACAGACATGACCGCGAATACCCTGATCACCCCTTCGATCGTCCGTGTGGCTGAGGACGTCGAGGACCGCATCTACAACTTCAACCCGTAGGACACCCCGCTGGTCAGCATGATCGACCGCATCCCGGTGTAGAACGTGTTCCACGAGTGGACCCGCGACAGCTACCGCGCGCCAAGTGGAGCCAACGCCGCGATTGAAGGCGCTGACGCCTCCTCCGCCGCGCAGACCCAGCCCGGTCCGCTGAACAACCGCACGCAGATTTTCCAGGACACCCTGAGCGTGTCGAACACTGCGGAGAAGGTGAAGAAGTATGGCCGTTCGTCCGAAATCAACCGTCTGAAAGCGAAGAAGATGGTGGAGCTGCGCCGCGACATCGAGGCGGCGGCCATCGGCAGCGGCGCATCCGTGACCGGCACGGGCAGCGTAGCGGCAAAGATGCGTGGCTGCTACGGCTTCATCGCCACGAACGCCAGCGTGGGCGCCACCACGGGCGTTGCCCCGAACCCGGTGACCAACACCGCGCCGGTAGCCGGCACGGCTCGCGCCATCTCCGACACGCTGGTCAAGGCGGCCGTTTTGGCCGCGTACTCCAACGGCGGCGACGCAAGCGTGCTGCTGGTGTCGCCCGCGCAGAAGCAGAAAGTCTCTGCCCTGACCGGCAACGTCACCCGCCAGCAGCAGGTTCCGTCCGGCAAGAACGGCGGCCTGGTGCTGAATACCGCCTTCACCTTCTACGGCCACGATTTCGGCGTGACGAAGGTGGTGCCGAACCGCGTGATGGCGGTCGCGCAGGCGGGCTTGAACGATGCGGCCTATCTGATCGACGCCGACAAGCTGGCGCTCGGCCAGCTGCGTCCATTCGAGTCGGAGCAGATGGCCACCACGGGTGACTCCAAGCAGTGGCAGATCCGCACCGAAGTGACGCTGGTGGTGCGTGACGAAAAGCCGCTCGCGTCGATTCTCGACCTGAGCTGATGACCCCGGGGCCGGCTGGCATAGCGGCCCCCTCTTTATTCAAGGAGACGACATGCGGGCACGTATTGAGGAAATTAGTGCCACTCACGAGGCGCATATCTACGAAGCCAACATGGACGACCTACACGCGGTTGCCGATCATTGCAAGGCGCTTTAGGGCGCTGGCTTGACAGGTGATCGTGACATGCGGGTGCTTGCGGTTATCCCCGACATCTTCATCCAAAAGTATTGCAATGAGTATGGCGTTTCTTACGCCGAGTTCATGCGCAACCCTGATCATGCCAACCGAATGATCAACGATCCCGACCTGTCTTGCTTCCGCGTCTCTAAGGGCCGCGTCTGATGAACTTCACGTCCTACACCGATTTTCGTTCCGCCGTGCTGAAGATGATCGACGGCGACGACATCAACTCGGGCGCCTTGAGCCAGTCCACGCTGGACCTGTTGATCGCGATGGGCGAACAGGCCGTGTACTACGGCACCACGGGGATTCAGTCCACGTTGCCGCCGCTTCGGTGCGCCGAAATGGAGGCGCCGCTGTCGATCACGGCTACCGGAAACCTCGCGCCACTCCCTGCTGATTGCCTTGAGCTGATCAGCGTGCAGGCGGACGGCGAGTACCCCATGGATTACGTTGCCAAGGAAGGCCAGCTGCGCCTGCTCAAGGCCGGCGGCGGATCAGGTGCTGCCCGCAAGTACACGCAGCAGGGCCTGAACCTCTTGTTCTTCCCCACGGTTTCGGATGGCACGACCATCGGCGGCCGGTACTACAAGAAGGCGGCGGATATTGCCTCGGGCGCGTTGAATGCCGCGTTCACCCGCTATCCCGACGTTTGGCTCTATGCCGCCGTGGCCGAAGCAGCACCCTTCATCGGCGAGGACAACCGCCTGCCGCTGTGGAAGGCGCAGTATGCCGGCCGCCTGATGGCTGCGTTGGCCAATGAGCGCGCCCGCCTCACGCACGGTTCGCGCCTGACGCAGGTTGCCCGATGAAAACCGATTTCCTCGGCGGCGCCTACGAGTCGCGCTCGCTCCCGCTGGCTGGCTAGACGCTGGTCAACCTGTTCTTTGAGGCCGCACCCCCTGGCTCGGCCGAAGAAGGCATGTTCTACGGCACGCCCGGGCTTCGCTTGCTGTCCACCATCGGCACGGGGCCGATCCGGGCGGCGCACACGGCGAATGGCTTCGGCTGGGTGGTGTCGGGATCATTGCTGTATCAAGTCACGCCTTCCGGTGCCGCCACGCCGGTGGGCGAAGTCCCGGGAGAAGGCCGCGTCTGCCTCGTTCACAACGACACGCAGCTCGCCGTGATGCACGCGCAGGGATGGCACGTGTTGACCATCTCCACGCTGGGTTATGGCCCGGTATCGGGCTCCCCGGCGACGGCGCAGGGGGCGTATCAGGACAGCTATATCGTCTTTCCCAATCAGGATGGCACCTACGGCTGGACGAACATTGGCGATGCGTAGAGTCTGGACGCGCTCAACTTCGCCAGCTCCGAAGCCAACCCCGATCCAGTCATTGCCGTTCTGTCCGACCACCGCGAGCTGTGGTTGTTCAATACGCAGACGACCGAGATTGCGCAGACGTCGGGCGATGCGGATTTGGTATTCGTGCGAACCGCTGTGCTGGAATACGGCTGCAAGGCCAAGTATTCACCCGCCAAGTCCGACTCCACGGTTTTCTGGCTGAGCCAGAACGACAGCGGCGACGGCATCGTGATGATGGCCGAAGGCTACAGCCCGACGCGCATCTCTACGCATGCCCTTGAGGCCGCCATTGCGGGCTATGATGACGTCTCGGATGCGTGGGGCTACTGCTACCAGCAGAACGGGCACACGATCTACGTGCTGACGTTTCCGGGGCATGCCACATGGGCGTTCGACGCCTCGGCCAAGCGGTGGACGCAACTTGCCTACCGAAACCCGACGACGGGCGACCAGGAGCAGCACCGGGGCAACGCCTACATGTTCCTCGGCTCGACCCATATGCTGGGCGACTATTCCAGCGGCAACCTGTACGCGCTCGATCTGGATACCTACACCGACAACGGCAACCCGATCACCCGCGAACGGGCATGGGCCGTCATCGAGAACGAAAACAAGTGGCTGCGACATAACCGGCTCGAACTCATGGCGGAAATGGGCGTGGGTCTGGACGGCATTGCACCGCCGACACCCGGCGCTGACCCGCTGTGGCTGCTCGACTGGTCCGACGACGGATGCCGCAACTTCAGCAACAGCCGCGAGATTCGCATCGGCCAGATCGGCGACTACCGCAACCGTGGTGTTGTTCGGCGTCTCGGCCTGTCTCGCCGACGCGTCTACCGCCTGCGCACGACCGAACCCGTCAAGATCGCTGTGTACGGGGCCAACCTTGACGCCACATCGAGTAGCAAATGAGCCTGACCACCGCCTCCAAAGACACCATGCTCAACGCGCTCACGATCACGCAGATCAGTGCGCACTCCGGCTTCCCGGGTGGCACGGGAGCCAATGAGATCACGGGTGGCACATATGCCAAAGTGCCCGTTACCTTCGCCGCCTCGTCCGGCGCCTAGCGCGCGCTGTCGTCTGCCAGCAGCTTCAACATCCCGGCAGGCGCCACGGTGCGCTGGCTTGGCCTGTGGAATGGCTCGACATACCTCGGCTATTCGCCCAACGCCGGCAATCCGAAGGAATACATCGCCGACCCGAGCAACTACATCTTTACCTGCCCGGGACACGGCTACGTCAACACCAACAAGGTTGTCATCTACGGCGATACCGTTCCCGCCGGCCTGACCGAAGGGACGGTGTATTACGTGGTTTCTGCGACGGCCGACACCTTTCAGGTAGCCGCCACCTCGGGCGGATCGGCCATCAACTTCACGACAGCCGGCGGCTCGGCTTGCGTCGTATCGACCATCACGGAGGAAGTCTACGCGGGCGGCGGCACTCACACGATTTCGAGCTGGACGCTCGGCTTGCCGAACTGATGGCCACGGCAGCATGCCAGACGGTAGTCGGGGTTCTCTCCGTATCGGAACCGTTCAAGCTGCGTTCCTCTACGTGCGCCACGGTATTTGGCGTGGTCTCGGTTGCGGGGCGGTCGCCGTGGGTCGGATCGAACGCCAAGCCCAAGGATGTCAGCTGGCTCCCCTCGCCGACGGTCAAGGTGCTGAACGATGATGGCACCATGTCACGCCCTTGGTATCTGTTCTTCAAGGAAGTGGCGGACAAACGGCTGGGCGGCATCGTGGCCGAGTCGGTGCCGGATGTCGCCGTGAAGCAGAGCCAAGTGAACGCCTACCTTGTGGACGTGCAGGCCGGCGTGGTGAGCATGGGTGCGCAGGTTTC